TAAATTCACATAAATAAGTTATCCACACTTGTGGATAAACCTGTGGAAAACGCCCCGCCCCTCAGCTGCTATTTGTCAAATTTATTTTTGTATTTATTTTTTCTTGTATATTTTTTCTTTGATGGAATTGCAGTCGCAGCATTACTGCGACGCAACTCTTGGATCTTTCTAACTCTTTCCATAATTTTATTCCTCATAGTATTCGTCATCAGTGCACCAAGCGTCCAAGTGATGTGCTTCAATAATTGCATAAGCAGGAGCATAATTTTTATCACGCCACATTACGCCATCAGGTAATTCAATTTCACGATTAAGATCTTCTTCCCAATATGCGTCAATAGCATCTATGCAAGGTTGCACCATAGAAAGAGGAACGGGTGGATAGTGATTACCCTGCAAGTGATATCCAATAGCAGACTCTAAATCCAATTCAGGCATAGTAGCCAAATCTGTTGCCATATTATTTCCCATTAGTTATTCTCCTCTAACACTTCATTAGCGATCATTTCATATTCCCGAATTTCATCACACATTGCCGAAAAATCATTTTCAGACATTGTTGCCATTGTTACTCTAGTTGCAACTGAGGCAGCAAGAATTGCAGAATAGTGATACATCATATGAGAAATTCGGGACAACTTATCAGAATCACCCTCACACAATTCTAGTGCAAGATCTCTTGCAGACTCTAAGACTTCTTCATCTGTTAAAGCAATACCTGTTGCTTCTTGGATCTTTAACGCTGTTGCTAACACTTTTACCTACTTTACTTTTGGACGATAGAAATTTTTTGTGTACATTTTGCCATCAGGCATAGATAGATTATAGGTTGCATATTCATCTGCAAATCCGTGATCTACACATCTTGCAAACGCATTAAACGCCTCTAGTGCGTCTGCAACTATAATAGTGTGATGAGGTGCTTGACCATCATAGGAAGTTGTTAGTTTATACATATTAGTCCACCAATTCTGAGTCAATGCCTACATAAACTGTTGTCCAAAAATCTTCAGGAATAAATCTATGTCTTTCTGGATTATACATAGGGCGTACCTTGCAAGCAAACGCAAGATAACCTTCAGGGGTAGAGTGTTGCATATCCTTACGGAAATCTGCATACTGGATAATTCCATTACCCTTTGATGACTTTACATATTTACCCTCTAGGGCTTGTGAGATTAGCATTAGTTGCTACCTTCTTTCTTTGTTGAGTTAGTAATTGTAGCAGATAGCACTGACATTGCTTCTACCTTGCTTGCTTGACGCTGGGCTTCGACATAAGCCTTAAATTCGTCTAGGTTCATTTGATGACCTTCTTTCTGTTGATAGTAGCAATTGTACCATCTGCCACTGACAAAATCAATTCCAAAATAGATATAAATCGGACATTCTGCAAACTATTTTTAAGTGTGACTAGTCCAAATATTTTTATGACCATTTTTATGAGCGTGTCGAGTTGACAAGGGGGCGGGCCCAAAAGGGCTGAAGTAAGTAATTTATACCTACTTCAGCAATGTTTATTTAAAATCTTTGAAAATATCTTCAACGATTTTTAACTGTTCATTATTAAGATGATCCAGCTCGATTGCATTTGCAAATCCAAAAATATCTTTATCCATTTATGCAAGCCTCCCAAAAACGCTCTTTATCAAAATTAGGGTTATCATTTGCAAGCAAATCAATAAACGGATCAATTAAGAAATCGTGTACATTTGCATTTAATCCATCGTGTTGATCTGCTAAATCAAAATAGCCATTGATAATTTTAGCAATAGCCACATAGTCTTTTCTAGTCATCATTATTTATACAATTCCAATTCTGTTAGTAAGTGAGCATAGCCTGTCGAATCAGACTTTAGAGATAATTCGCAAGGCTCACATTGCCAAGCATAGCGAATTGTTCTACCTGTCCCTAGTGTAGCAATACACATATGGGTCATTTTTTGGGAGCATACGGGACAATAAGCAGAAATGTCCTGCCCTTGTCCACCAATTTTAATTGTAGCCATTAGAGGGACACCTTCCAATTCTGATAGCGTGTTCCACGCTCATCATCATAGTATGATGAGCGTTGGATATTTTGTTCACAATTAACACAAAAAGTGTATTGTGTATCCTCATCAAAAGAGTGGGAAATTGTAGAAATAGCCTCTACCATTGGCTCGTGCTTTTCGCACTTTATTGTTAGTGTAGTCATTTTGACCACCTTTCTTTAGTTAATCTAATAAGAGTATTATCTCACAAAATCGGAGAAATATCTAGTTACTTGTGAGTAATCTCAAACTTTGAGACGCTCAGAGAGTGTGAATTGGATCACACTCTATTATCTTTTATGTACTTTATTTGGCAATTTGTACAAGTTGTCCAAGCCTGAATTTTGCCACATTCTGAGCATTTAAGCCCTTGATTTCTAGTGTTAGTCATTTTTGACCACCTTTCTTTTTTTCTAATACGAGTATTATCCCACAAAATATTGGAAAAATCAAGCGACACGCCGTATATTTTAGGTTAATTTAAGGTGAACTATAATCCACAGGTTATCCACAGGGGGCGGGGGGAAGCTCTGAAACCAGTATAAAATACTGACTTCAGAGTATTAGTTAATCGTGATTTACTGTTTTAAAACATTCATCCCAAAATCTATCTGAGTCAAACTTCTCGTTATCTTCTGCAAACATAACGATAAAATCATTTACTAGATCCTCAAATACCCCTAGGCGAATATCTGACCCATATGAGTTTAGAATTTCTGCTGTTGCTACATAGTCTTTTCTTGTCATCATTTTTATTGTGTCCTTTTCTCTAAGATTCTTTTTATTATAGCATTAAATAAATAAGTTGAGCCAGTTTAGCGACTTGGCTCAGGTCGTTGTTCTATATTAGAACTTTACTGATGTGTAACGATCTTCACCATCAACATCTAGCAATAGTGTTGTAGTGCTTGAGTTTACTGGAATGATCTCCTTGATCTTTCCTGTTACCTTGCTTGCAGTTGTAGTGAATAGATCCCCTACTTGGTACATTGGCTTAGCCATATTTTCCTTCTTTCCTTGTTTGTTGTTTACTTACAGTAGTCTACCATAGACCACTGACATTCGTTTTAGTGTGATCTAAAGTCAGACTTGCAGCCTGTATATGGACAGTATATGTGCTGGCTTCTATGTACTGTGTATCCATATTTAGTTATATGTGGCTTATGATAAGTCCTAGCCTGTGCCATAGTGGGTACTAGTAGCAGGGCAGTAGCAAGAACGATAATCTTAGTCTTCATTATTCTTTCCCCATTCTTTGTTAGTTAGTAGTTTAGCAGATAGGTACGACATTATACCCAATAGGATTAGAGTGCCACTATTTATAATCATTAGAGAACCTCATCTACATCAAAATTAGCAACAGGAATAAATACATCAGATAGATCATCATTACTTAATTCATCTAGCATAGACTGATAGCCATCAGCCAATTCAGCCCAACGATCTGTATTAGTTTTATCGAATGAGTAAGACATTAGTTAGCCACCTCTACTGTGTAGTAGCAACGGACATTACCTTGTCCGTTAGTAGTCTGATAGGCACGAAGCCCCTTGCTAAACACTACTGATTCTTTACAGAAAGAACAGACAGTAGAATTGACGGGAACAGTATGAAGGCTGTTACTTTTATTTATAGTGTTCATTAGATGAACCTTTCTTTTAATTCGATTAGACTTTCTAATCTATTTTCTTGGCTAGTGTTATTTGCTGTTTATTTGCTTAGGCTCACCTTTCGGATTATTTGCTAAGGCTCAACAGGCTCAACTAGAAATCTATTTAATTGTTATACGGAGTATTCTAGCATACTATGTCGAGAAAATCAACTCGACACGCCGTGTATGACCAGTCACACTTATTTATTTATTTAACCTTATTTAATTTTCAATACTGGAAGTATAACAGATCAGACTGACAAAATCAAGCGACACGCCGTGCTTCGCAGATGAACAGAAGGTGAACAACAATCCACAAGTTATCCACAGGGGGCGGAGTGTATGGGCTCACTACTTTTTTTTATAATAAGTTTTAAAAAATGCGTATCATACAAATAAAAATTCCATTAACATTTTGATCAAAAGTGGTTTTGCCTGCTATAATAGTAGAAACGATAGGATCTTATGAAAATCACAATAGCTACACCAATGTATGGCGGGAATTGTTCTGGACCTTTTACAATTGCTTTACTTAGCTTAATTAAAAATTTAGAACGTCAAGGACATGAAGTTAGATTTTCAGCACTATATAACGAATCATTAATTAATAGAGCAAGAAATTCACTGACAAATATTTTTATTAACAGTGATTCTGACAAATTAGTATTTATTGACGGGGATCAAAGCTTTGATACCGAAGGTACAACAAAAATGATTCTAGAGGATGTTGATATTATAGGGGCTCCTGTACCATTAAAGACAATTAATTGGGATAATGCAAAGGCAGCAATGCTTAGAGGTGAAGATCCTATGAAATATACAGCAAAATACAACATAAATTTTAAAAATGAAGCAGATCGTCAAAAAGTTAGAGAAGGGTATACAAAAAAATTGCCTGTAGTTCATATTGGAACAGGTTTGATGGCAATAAAAAGAAAAGTTTTTGAAAAAATGATGCCAATTACTGATAAATACACAGTTGGAAGAGAAGTGACGGGTATTGGAGATGCAAAATCATATGTTTATAACTTCTGGAGCGTAGAAGTAGACAAGAAAAATGAAATTTTGCTCTCAGAAGACTATTATTTCTGCAAAAAGTGGACGGAATTGGGTGGAGAGATATACGTAGCTCCATATGTCAAGACAAAACACTACGGAACTTATGAATACAAGTAATATTATTTTTTAGATACATCCCATAAGACTAAAAATAATAAACCAGTAATACAAAATGCAATTGCACAAATTGCTATAACTTCACTTATCATATTTTTTCCTTTTTTATCATAATGTTTTGTGCTATTTATCCAATATCTATGAAAATATCTTTTTGGCATAATTAAATCACATTCTCATCAACTATTATCATTTTCTTCACTTTCTTCAAATACAAAAGAGGCGGGAGGTGCAAGGACTTGTCCTTGCTGGTGTAAATTGCTAAGTCCCTTAGCATCTGCACCTAGTTTATCTGCCATTATACTAAGCATATCATAATTTCGCATCTCTTGTATGTATATAGCCCCTAATAGCTCCCTTATATTCTCCATAGTGGCTTCTAATCTATCATAGTAATCAGGACCTTCTAATTCTTCCCCTAAATTACCCATGTATCTCTCCTATAATCTCTTTGGTTATATGATCCCATTTATTGCCTTCCATTCCCGCCGAATTATTTATCATTAAATCTCCATTTTCGGCGTTCTCCATATGTATCCAGGCAATATTGTGATCTAATTCTACTTTTCCAGCATATATGTGATCCAAGTCACATTTTATATGGATCAATATGGCAAAATTGTTTTCTTTCTCATCGTGCGGCTCAATATAAGCTCGTTCAATGTGTATTTTGGCCATGTGAGGTTTCTGCTAACAACGGATAATCTTCATCCATCATATTATTGAACTCTTCTGAGCCTATCCAAAAGATATTTGTAAGTACACGCCATGCAAAATTGGTTCCATCTGCTAAATGTTTTGATATAGCCCAAGATAAGACTTCTGAATCCAGCTTTCTTCCTGCCTCAAGTAACATTGTATATTCTATGCCCTTAATTGTACGGGTTGTAAAGATCGCATTTGCCCTATTGGGCCTAAATGACTCAGGCATTGACTCATCTGTTAACCAATCGCATTTAAAGATGGCACAGGGGTTATCAGGGCGTTTTTCATATACCCCACATCCTTTTCCTACAGTAACAAATGAGCAAGGTTTAAAGCCATTTTCATCTTGTCCCATAAATACAGGATCAGATCCATCTTTGAGCTTTATATCTGCCCTTAAATAACCTTCACAACATTTTGTGCAATCACCGCAAGAGCGGTTATTTACTATAGGTAATAAATCCATTTTCTTTTCTTCCGACTCACTTTTTTGCTTCTGTAATTTGGCTCAATATATTTCTTTGTAAGGTAAACGATCTTGTGTATCAGTTTGTGGATAAAAATTTATCAATGTTTTCCATCTATACCAGGCAACTGCAGCGTATCTTATTCCGTTTGAAACAGGGGTTACACGATGTCTGTATGGGTATGCTGAAGAAAACATTGCAATATCTCCAGCCGATGGCTTAATCTTAATGTTGAAATGTTCAAATTCCATTTCTCCGCCATCATAATTATCGTTAAGGTAAATAGTTACAGATGTTGTGCGGGGAGCATCAAAGTTTTCATCTAAATGGAAATCAAAATGTTCTCCATCAGAATATCTAAGAAAAGAAATACCTTCAGTTTCAATTCCGCTGTAATGATAAATGTCCATATAATCTTTTAAGCACTCATTTAGCTTATTGTTAACAGTGTTCCAAATTTCTCTTTCATCTTCAGTGCAATAAATAAGTTCATCTTCTCTTTTGCCCCAAACGCCGACTTTTCTAAAATCTAAGTTTACTTGAGAGTAATCAAGGTTTTTTGCCAAAGAAACAATTTTTGATGTGTTATCAAAACATTCTTTATACAAAACAATGCCAGGTGCTAAAATTTCTTTATTCACTTACTGTTTCCTTAATTTTATTTTTAATATTTTCATATAACTGAATTCCAGCTATATTTTTATACCCACATGCTAAACATTTTAGCACAATTTTGTCGTTTTGCTCTGTATGAATCAAAGGAAAAATTGCTGGTTCATCATCTTTATGCTGTGGGCAGGAGAGGGGTTTTACCCTCCCCTCCTGTGCCAAATTGTAATATTCTGAGAAGACTTGTATCTTCATGCGTAAGTTACATTCGCTTTTGCTAATACAGAATTTACGTACTCCCAAACAGTTGGATTTCCTGGAACTGGCTTGTTCCAAGTTGACATATTGTTTGCTCGTGATGGGATTAAGTGTGATGCAATAACTTTTCTCCAGTCATGAAAACGACTGTAGTTATATTCTAGTTCGTGAAGCATTCTAGCATCTTGAACCCAAGTTGGTGCGTCACAAGCTGTTTTGTATCCCATGTAATTGTTCCATGTATCAGGCATGTACTGATATGCACCACATGCACTACTGGAATAAGACTTTCGGAAATAGGCTGAAGCCCCACCTGTTTCAGTGGATTTGATTCCGTTTGCTAGTCTCGACATTATTACCCTTTTATCTACTCTTGAATTTAAATTTAGCACTAGGCTATATGAGGGCATTAAAAAAGTGCTTCTAGAAGTAAGATCATTAATTAAATAAACAGTTCTTGCTTTTGCTTTTTTATTAATATTACTTATATCTATATTTATTATATCTTTTATATTAACTAAATTATTATATTTATTAATATATAATATATTTTTATTATACACTATCACTTCTTTCATTTGAGCGTGAGCTTCAGAATTAATTCCAAAAAGTAATGTGATAATGCTCACAAATACCATTGTCCACGCTGTTCTTATCCTTGCTTTGTTCTCATTGTTCATTTTGAACCTCCTGGGGTAAAGAGTAGTAATAACAATCATAACATGATATACTGGTAAAAACAAGTCGGAGGCGTGATGAAAGTATCATTTACGGGTGCTCCAGAGTATATGGATAGAAATGTTGGGTATGGAGAAGCATCAACTCATATCTTAGATTCTTTTAAAAAACTTGATGTTGAATGTTTAATTAAATCTAAAGAAGCTGATATTGGTATTTCTTTTATACAACCAAACAATTATACTTTTGGAAAAAATCAATATAAGATTGGTTACACTCCTTGGGAATCTACAGAGATACCTTGGGAATGGGAAAATCCAATAAATAATGTTGTAGATGAATTATGGACTACATCACCTTGGTGTGCAGAAATATTTTCTAAGCATACTAACAAACCTATCTTTGTTTATGAGCATGGTATTGATGGATCTTGGACTCCTAGTAAAAGAGACTTTAATAATTCCCGTCCGTTTAGATTTTTGCATATAGGAGAACCCTCATCTAGAAAAGATGGGCAAATGGTTGTTGATGCATTTATTGCAGCATTTGGAGATAATCCAAAATATGAATTAATTATGAAGTGTGGCGGAATTAATACAACAAAAGTTATTGATCCAGTTACTGGACAAATAAAAGGATCACCAAATGCATTTTATAAAAATATAAAAATTATAGAAGCTTATTTAACTGTAGAACAAATTAATGGTTTATACGATTTATGTGATGTTATAGTTTATCCATCATGGGGTGAAGGTTTTGGATTTATTCCATTACAAGCAATGGCAAAAGGAATTCCAACAATATGCACAGAAGGATGGGCAACCTATAGTAAGTATATTACAATGCCTTTAGACTCTACATGGTGGCAGTCCCCTTGGCCTTCAGTACATCCTGGGTTTCTAATGAAACCAGATTATACACAGTTAAAGTATTTTATGAAAGATGTTGCAAAAGATTATGAAAAATATTCATCTATTGCTTATGCAAATTCTTTTCTTATTCATAAAGATTACAATTGGCTTAAAGTCTCTAAACCAGCAGTTGAGAGATTAAAAAAAATACAAAAAACCCATTTTTAGATTTTCTATGTGGTACACTAGAAATCTACTTTAAAAATCCAAGGAGAAACACATGTCTAGAATTATTGAAAACCCATATGAAAACTTTATTGCTTTATCTCGATATGCGAGATGGTTAGAAAGTGAAAATCGTCGTGAAACATGGGGTGAGACTGTTGATCGTTACTTTAATTTTATGACAAAACAACTTGCTGATAAACATGGTTATATTCCAGATGCAAAACTTCTTTCAGAATTAAAAGAAGCAGTATATGATCGAAATGTAATGCCATCAATGCGATCAGTAATGACTGCAGGTCCTGCATTAGAGAGAGAGAATGTTTCAGGATATAATTGTGCATTTCTTCCAGTAGACAATGCAAGATCATTTGATGAAGCAATGTATATTCTTATGTGTGGTACTGGTGTTGGATTCTCTGTTGAGTATAAGTACATTAATAAACTCCCGTCACTTCCTGAAACACTTGAGAAGTCATCAACAACAGTTATTGTCGGAGATTCAAAGGAAGGTTGGGCAAAAGCTTATCGTGAACTTCTCGGACTTCTCTGGGCGGGGCAGATACCTCAGATTGATATTAGTAAAGTTAGACCATCTGGTGCTCGTCTTAAAACAATGGGTGGAAGATCATCTGGACCACAACCATTAGTAAATCTTTTTGATTTTACAATTCAAATTTTTAAAGGTGCACTTGGTCGTCAGTTAAAACCAATTGAAGCACATGACATTATGTGTAAGATTGGTGAAGTAGTTGTTGTTGGTGGAGTTCGTCGCTCTGCAATGATTTCTCTTTCAAACATAAATGATATTGAAATGGCACAAGCAAAAGCAGGTAACTGGTGGGAAAAGAATTCTCAACGTGCATTATCTAATAACTCAGTAGCATATTCACGTAAGCCAGAGATGCAACAGTTTATTGCAGAGTGGAAATCTCTCTACGATTCTAAATCTGGAGAACGTGGAATTTATAATGTTGCAGCAGCTCAAAAGCAAGCAGCAAAGTTTGGTCGTCGCAGCCCAGATATTCATTATGGAACTAATCCATGTTCTGAGATTATTCTTCGTCCATATCAATTCTGTAATCTCTCAGAAGTTGTATTACGTGAAAATGATACAGTTGAAGACGTAACTAACAAGGTTAGACTTGCTTCAATCCTTGGAACATGGCAATCAACACTTACAGACTTTAAGTATATTCGTAAGATTTGGAAAGATAATACAGAAGAAGAAAGACTTCTTGGAGTTTCTCTAACTGGACAATTTGGACACAAGTTCTTTTCTGGTCAAGAAGGGCTTGAAGAATTATCTGGAGTTCTTCAGAACTTACGTCAGTGGGCAGTAGATATGAATATTGAAGAAGCAGCGAAAATTGGGATTCCCGCTTCTGCAGCAGTAACTTGCGTTAAGCCTTCGGGCACAGTGTCTCAATTGGTCGGGGTGTCTTCAGGAATGCATGCATGGCATTCAGATTACTACATTAGAACAGTAAGAGGAGATAAAAAAGATCCTATTACTCAATTCCTAAAAGATTCAGGTATTCCTGCAGAAGATGATGTAATGAAGCCAAATGATACTACTGTATTTTCATTTCCAGTAAAAGCACCATCAAATGCAATTACTAGGGATAAACTTACAGCAATTCAACAGCTTGAAGTATGGTTAGTCTATCAACGTCATTGGTGTGAACATAAGCCATCTATTACAGTATCTGTAAAAGAAGATGAATGGATGGAAGTTGGAGCATGGGTATACAAGCATTTTGATGAGGTGTCTGGAATTTCATTCCTTCCATACTCAGAGCATACATATGTTCAAGCACCTTACCAAGAAATTGATAAAGCAGGCTACGAAGAGCTTTTGGGAAAAATGCCAGAGAGCATTAATTGGGAAGCCTTATCTCTATACGAGCTAGAAGATACGACTACTGGAACTCAAGCATTAGCGTGTGTTTCGGGGGAATGTGAAATAGTAGATATCAACGCCTAGTTAATCTATGATTTTGGATATCTAAATGATATAATCAAAGAACAAAATCAGTTTTATTATGGAGTAAATGTGGCTGTATATTCCGATCAAGATATTAATTACAAGATCACACAAGGTGACTCTTTTCAATTGGAAATACAATATTTAGATCCAGATGATAATCCTATTGATATAACTGGTTATGATATTTTGATGGAGATTAAAGATAAGCCAGGTGGCAGAATTTTATCTGCTACTTGCTCTATAGGAGATGGATTAAGTGTCCCAGATCCAACAACTGGAATAATAGAAATTGATATTGCTCCCGCCAAAACTAGAAAATTTAATTATCCAAGAGCATCTTATCAAATTCAAGGAACTGATCAATATGGAGCAAAAGTAACTTTTATTCAAGGTTGGTTTCAAGTAAATGCGGGGACAATAGACTAATGACTGAAAAAATAATAATTCGTGCAAAAGGTGCAAGAGGTCCAGCAGGTGCTCCAGGTCCAGCAGGTACTGGTATTACAATACTTGGTAAATATACAACATTAACTCAATTACAAACTGCTCATCCAACAGGAAATCCAAGCGAAGGCTATCTTGTTGGAACAAATTTGTATATTTGGGATTCAATAAATAATTCTTGGCTAAATGTTGGTGCAGTTCAAGGGCCAAAAGGTGACACAGGTGCAACAGGTCCAACAGGTGCAGCAGGTGCAACAGGTGCAACAGGTCCAGCAGGTGCAACAGGTCCAACAGGTGCAACAGGTGCAACAGGTCCAACAGGTCCAGCAGGTGCAACAGGTGCACAAGGCGAACGGGGACCACAGGGAATACAAGGTCTTCCAGGAGAATTAACAAACTTTAACGTATCTGCTGTTTCATTTACATATGAACAACAATCACCATCTTCAATGTGGACAATAGTACATAACTTAGGTTTTAAACCTGCAGTTAGTGTTATGGATTACGGTCAAAATAATGTAGAATGTGATATAGAACAAACTAATGAAAATCAAGTTGTATTAAGATTTATGCAAGCAAGTAGTCCAATAGGAATGTCGGGATACGCTTTCTTATCATAAATAAAAAAAATAAATAAAGGGGTAAAACAAAATGGCAAAAACATTTTTAACAAATATTAATTTAAAGGGTAATCAGCTACTCAACGCAGTTATCCATTCTGCTTCCTCGGCTCCTTCAGCCCTTGCAGCAGGACAGCTATACTTCAACACTGCAGATCGTCTTTTCTACTATTCATTAGGAACTGGAACAGGAAGCTGGCAACCAGTAGGAGTTCAATATATAACATCAGTAGGATCAAATCTTTCTGTAACTGATGATGAACTTAATATCTCAACAGATCCATCATTCAATACAATTCATCTTACACAAGACGGGCAAGGAGAAAACATCCTTGTAGGAAATGATGCATATATTGGTGATATTAACGTATCTAATTTTCTTGGTATTAAAGGTAATGAAGATGCTACAAAAGGTGGTATTAAATTTGGTAGTGCTAAAACAGAAACTATTTCTACAGATGGAAGTAATTTAACTTTAACTGCAGATAATGATATTGTACTTCTTCCAGGAAGTGATTATGCATATATTGGTACACCATTAATTGATGGAAGCAATAGAATTGCAACTCTTGGAGACATTACAGGAGATCTAACTGGTTTTGTAACAGAAACTGGCGTAGAAACTTTAACAAATAAAACAATTGGCGATAAGTTAAACTTTACGGGATATACAAGTCCAACAGATGGATATATTTGGTCAAACACAAATAATGGCGAACTCGAGATTTATTCAGAATACGATATTCAATTATCTCCTGATGGTATTGTAAATATTGGAAACGGCGATGGAGAATTACATCTTCAAAAGACAGAATATTGGAGAAATGGTACTCAACAAGGTGTTATTGCTGCACAGCCTGACGGTTCATTAAAACTTACAGGTACTAATAATGGACTTCAACTTGAAGCAAATAATGGAAACATTACACTTACTCCACCAGGAATCTCAAGAGTAATTTTAAATGGTAATACAGATGCAAACAATAATTTAAGAGTTTCAAATGAATTAACTGTTGGTGGCTGGGATAATGTTGATGGACTTGTATCTGTTCAAAATGCAGATGGCGTTAATATGCTTGTTGTTGATACAGCAGCATCACCAATGGATCAATATCATGGTAATAATACTTATACCAATGCAACTGGTGTTGTTAATCTTAATGCGTTCTTAAATATTTCATCAGAAGGAAACGTTCCATCTGGTTACTTATTCATGAATGTTTCTGGAGCAAGCACAAATCCAACATTACACCTTGAATCCAAGGGAGACCTTGCACTTCGTGCAGGAGCAGATGGTAATGATGGTAATATTATTCTTTACACAGGGCAAACTTCTTCTGGACAAGCAGGAAAAGCCTACATTGGTTGGAACCACGACAATGGTGGAAATTATAACAACCAAATTGCAACACTTGGCGATGTTTCAACTGCACAGTCTGAAGCAGAATCTTACGCAGATAACGTTGCTTCACAAGCACAGTCTACAGCAGAGTCTTACGCAGATAATGTTGCTTCACAAGCACAGTCTGCAGCAGAGTCTTACGCAGCAAACGTTGCTTCACAAGCACAGTCTGCAGCAGAAGGTTACACCGACACAGCAGTAGCCAATCTTGTTGGAATGGCACCAGCCCTTCTTGACACATTAGAAAAGATTGACAATGCAATAGCAAACGATGCTAACTTCTCAACAACATTGCTTAATGACATTGCTAATGCAGTTTCAAATGCAGAGTCTTATGCAGATGGTGTAGCAGGACAAGCACAGTCTGCAGCAGAGTCTTATGCAGATAACGTTGCTTCACAAGCACAATCTGCAGCAGAGTCTTATGCATCTGAAATTGTTGGCAATTTAAATCTTGCTGGTGGAAAATATGTAGGAACAATTACTGGCGGAGTTGATACTGCACCTTACACATTTAATCATAATTTTGGTACTAATGATGTAGTAGTTCGTGTATATCAAACATCAGCGGGTGTAGATCAATATGCAGATGTTGAAGTGGACGTTAAGCGTTCATCAAACGGAAATTCTGTAACTATTGGATTTGCCGTAGCTCCAGCAACTGGAGAAAATTATAGCGTTGTAATTGTAGGATAATTTCAGGAATAAGAGGGTCAGATGTCTAAAAAGTTTTTAACACCAATTAATTTATTAACAACTTCATCTGACCCAGTTTCTGGAAGAGAAGGTGATATGTATTTTAATACAGTAGATAAAAGTATTAGAATACATAATGGAACAGTTTGGGTAGTTGTATATAAATCAGGAGATAAGCTTCCTTTTTATACACATACTCACGCATATGATGGATCAGTAAATTCTTATGATGATCTTACAATTCCCGCCCCAGATACAATTGATGGGGGCCACCTATAATGTCAACAGGATTTCCCCATTCATTAGATAATTATGTAAATCCAAACGCAACAGATTCAGTTAATAATCCTTCACATTCCCAACAGCATACAAACGCTAATGATGCAATTAAAGCTATTCAAGAAAAAATAGGTGTTGATGGATCCACAAATCCAAACTCCTTAGACTACAAAGTAGCCCATCTTGTATCAAATACTGCGGATTTAGTTACCCTTTTAGGGGTGGCTGGCAATAATGATCAAAATGTGACGGGGATAGAGAATAAGACAGCACTAGATACTTTTGATGGTAATGTATTTTCATACGTTAAGTACTATATTCAAATATCTCACAATAATGATTATTACACCTCAGAAATATCTTTAGTACAAGATGGAACAGATTTTAATCTTTTAGAAACCAATATAGTCTCAAATACAGATACGGTTATGGCCAATATAGGTTTTGAGCGAAATGGTAGTATAATAAGTTTAACAGTAACACCAGTAATATCTTCTGTAAATGCAAGATACTACAGAAATGCTTTAAAAAAATAAAATAATAGGAGAACACAATGGCAACAGTTAATAAGAATTTTAGAATTAAACAAGGTCTTATTGTTGAAGGTACTACTGGTACAATTAATGGCAATAATATTCTTACAGAAACAACAGGTGATGCATATATCCTCAGTCTTGTTGGCGGAGCTGCTTATGTAAAATCTGTAGATACAGCAGTCTTTACCGTAGACGGAGCTGGAAACCTTACAATTAATAGCGGAGTTTTTGCAACTCCAGGTTACGCAGATAACGTTGCTTCACAGGCACAATCTGCAGCAGAAGGTTATGCAGATAGTTTAGCTGGCAACTACGATCCAGCAGGTGCTGCTTCAACCGCACAGTCAAACGCAGAAGGTTATGCAGATAACGTCGCTTCACAAGCACAGTCTGCA